CCAAAGAGCTTGGCAAGAGCCCGCGTACCATCGCCCGGTGGGATGGGCTCCGAATTGGCCCACCGAAGACGGTAATCGGAAAGAAAATTTATTTCCGCCGCGAAGCTGTCCGGCAGTGGCTGTTGACCCAGGAGCGCGAGCAGGTTCGGGTGGCATGATACGAAAAATGATAGGAGGGGGGTATGACAGTGAAACATTATTACGTTTACGCGCTGACTGATCCGCGCAATTTCGGAGCGCCATTCTACATCGGCAAGGGTAGTGGCGATCGCAAGGTTCAGCATTTCAGATCTGTCACCAAGGAGATGGCAGGCGAGCCGGGCAACCCCAAGTACGAGACCATCTTGGCAATTCGCGCCGCCGGCTTGGAGCCGGGCGCATCGATCCTGAGCCATCACGATAGTGATGACGGTGCGCTCGCGGCCGAGAAGAGCGCGATCAAAAAGATCGGCGTCGATAGTCTCACAAACAAATCGGGCGGCGGCGAAGGCGACAAGGCCCATCGCAAGCCAGACACCAGACCTAAGAGGTTGACGCAAAAGCAGGAGACGTTCTGTCAGCTCATCGTGCGCGGCACGAATAGATCAGCATCTGACTGTTATCGCGACGCTTACGACGCTAGTAAGTCTACCAAGAAAACCATAAACGAAAACGTGTCGCGTCTGATGTCAGATCCCAAGGTAGCAGCAAGGATCGAAGAGCTGCGTGCGCCCGTCGTTAAACAGACGCAGTATGATCTGGCTTGGTGCCTAGACGCGCAGGCGGAGGCGCGTGATCTTGGGCTACAGACTGGCAACGCTGGTGCGGCATCAGCCGCTGCGCGTGAGATTGGAAAACTCGGCGGCATTTACCCCAGCGAGAAAACAGAGATGCTGGTCACCGTCGATGTCGTCGGCCGGCTGCATGCTGGCCGCGATCGGGTCAAAGACATGAAGGTGATAAACTGACCGCTAAGGAGGAGCCATGAAGATTGAGCAGAACGACGGCGTCGCCCCTGGCGGCGCGCACCTAGCACATAATCACGCGTGGGGGGAGCCGCCGCCGGGTAGTGGCACGATGGAAGTGTGCCGGCAATGCGGCGAAAAGAAAACCGTGTTCACCGGTCGAGCAGAGTGTGTTGGACGACCGGCGACCGGCATAGCCGAGACTACTCACGATTATGATCCCATCTGATCCTGCGATAAGCCAAGCGCAGCTCGATGCAGAGATCGCTGATCTCATGGCCGAGTGCTACGCCGAGCCGCTCCGGCATGTCATGGCGTCATATCCATGGGGCGAGCTGGGCACGCCCCTAGAGGGGCGGACGGGGCCAGACGAATGGCAGCGCGAGTTCCTGATCGACCTAGGCACTCAGGTCAAGCAGCGCGGCTTCGATGGTATCACTGCCGTTGAGCCAATTCAGTTTAGCACCGCAAGCGGCCACGGCATCGGCAAGTCATGCCTGTCAGCTTGGATCATCATCTGGATCCGCGACACTAGACCCAATTCAATGGGCACGATCACTGCAACGACAGCGGAGCAGCTCCGCAGCAGGACGTTCGGCGAGCTGGCCAAGTGGCATGACATGAGCCTGACCAAGCGCTGGTTCCAGCTCAACGCGGGATCGGCCGGCAGCCTGAACATGTATCACCATCAGCACAGGACGTGGGGCTGTAGCGGGCAGACTTGTCAGGAGCATAACAGCGAGGCGTTCGCCGGTCAGCACAGGGCGGACAGCACTAGCTATTATCTCTTCGACGAAGCGTCTGGCGTGCCCGACAAGATCTATGAAGTCCGGGCGGGCGGCCTGACTGACGGTGAGCCGATGACGTTCGATTTTGGCAACCCGACGCGTAACAGCGGGATGTTTCACGCCAATACGTTCGGCAAGTTCAGGCATCGCTACATCACTAAGTCGATTGACAGCAGGACGGTAGCCATCACCAACAAGGACTACCTTCAGCGTATGATCGACGACTACGGCATCGACAGCGACCTTGTGAAAGTCCGCGTTCTGGGTCAGGCACCATCGGCGTCGACGTACCAGTTCATCAGCACCGACGACGTGGACGCAGCGATGCGCCGCGAGATGACGCCGATCGAGTACAACTTCGCGCCGGTCATCATCGGCGTCGACCCTGCTTGGACCGGCGAGGACGAGTTCGTCATCATGCTGCGCCAAGGTATGAACGCCAAGCTGCTCGGCACCTACGAGCGCAACGACAACGATGTCCAGATGGCTCAGCTCATTGCTCAGTTCGAGGATGATTACAACGCAGACGCGGTGTTCATCGATGGCGGGTTCGGAACCGGTATCATCAGCGTCGGCCACACGATGGGTCGCGACCACTGGCAGATCGTGTGGTTCAGCGAGCGGAGCATCGACCCTGGCTGCCTCAACAAGCGCGCCGAGATGTGGGAGAGTATTCGCAAGTGGCTCAAGGAGGGCGGCTGTCTGGAGGAAGACGACGTGATGCGAACCGACCTGACCGGCGTCGAGCTGGTGCCACGCCTGGATGGCAAGAAGCAGCTCGAAAGCAAGGATCATATGAGGGACCGAGGCCTCGCCAGCCCAGGTCGTGGCGACGCCCTCGGCATCACGTTCGCATTCCCCGTCGTCGCCAAGAAGGTGGCGTACAACCCGAAGGCCGACGCCGGCACGCAGCATGAGTATGAACCCATCTGACATGGGATAGTTAGGCGGCCAATTTATCTTCTGCCAATTTGCCAGTTTATTGCCAGTTTAGGCGGCCAATTTATCTGATGATCTAATGTCCCCCCCCCCT